AAAAACAGCATAAATTCAGGTGATGACATTGACGGAGTTGTTGTAATGCTTACTGATGCCGTAAACGAAGCGGTTGATATTATAACGGAAGGGGTGCATACATAATGGCAAAAAGCGGATATGATTTTTATTTAAGCAAATGCTTGCTGCCTGTTGCGCCTAAGAAGCTTCAGATAAGCATTAACAACGCCAATGAGACCGTTACGCTTATCAATGACGGTGAAATCAATATGCTGAAAAAGGCAGAGCTTACCGATATTGAGTTTGAATGTATGATACCGCAGGTTAAATATCCGTTTGCTGTTTATAAATCGGGTTTCAAAAAAGCCTCATACTTCTTGAATTATTTTGAAAAGCTGAAAACGAATCGAAAGCCGTTTCAGTTTATTGTTTCAAGGACTTTGCCGAACGGTAAGGTCCTTTTTTCAACAAATATGAAAGTGTCACTTGAAAGCTATACGATAACCGAACAGGCAACAGACGGCTTTGATTTAACGGTGAAATTCAAGCTTAAGCAATATCGCGACTACGGCACGAAAACGGTAAAACTTGCAACAAAGAAAAAGAAAACGGCAACGGTCAAGAAAAAGCGACCTGCCGATACTGCGCCGAAAGTGAAAACATATAAGGTTGTAAAGGGCGACTGCCTTTGGAACATTGCAAAACGTTTTTACGGAAACGGCGCAAAATATACCGTGATTTATAACGCGAACAAAAAGGTAATCGGCAGTAATCCAAATCTGATTTATGCAGGTCAGGTACTTACGATACCTAATGCGTAAGGGGGTACTTTTGTGAATGTTGAATTGCTCGTTGCAGATCCGGCAGGAAAAAGCTATTTTCAGCCTGCCGCCCAAGATTCAATTGAGCTGACGCTTGAACGTTCAGGTACACCCGGAAAGCTCACGTTTAAGGTTATTAATGACGGTATTATAAAAATTACAGAGGGTTCTCATGTTCGCTTAAAGGTTGACGGAGAACCCTTTTTCTATGGCTTTGTGTTTTCGCTCAAACGTGATAAAGAGCAGATTATAACCGTAACGGCATATGACCAGCTTCGTTATTTAAAGAACAAGGACACCTATGTTTATGAAAACAAAACAGCTTCGCAGTTTATAAAAATGATTGCAGACGATTTTAGGCTCAGGCTCGGAAAAATCGAGGACACAGGCTTTTTGATTGCTTCACGCGTTGAGGAAAATACAACGCTGTTTGATATGATTGGAAATGCGCTTGACATAACGCTGCGAAACACCAAGAGAATGTATGTTCTTTATGATGATTTCGGTTATTTGACGCTGAAAAATATATCTTCTATGCGTGTAGGCAGCGGCGGTGCATATTTGATGATTGATGAGGATACAGGTGAGAATTTCGAATACACTTCAAGCATTGACAGCGAAACATATAACAAAGTCAAACTGATATATGACAATGATAAAACGGGTAAGCGTGAAGTGTACATCGCGAAAGATTCAAGCCATATCAACGAATGGGGTGTACTGCAATATTTTGATACACTTTCTGAGGGCGAAAACGGCAAGGCAAAAGCTGATGCTCTGCTTTCATTATATAACAAAAAAATACGCAATCTCACAATTAAAAATGCGTTCGGAGATGTACGTGTCAGGGCAGGAAGTATGCTGATTGTAAACCTTGATTTAGGCGATATAAAACTTAAAAACTTCATGCTTGTTGAAAAGGTTAAGCACTCTTTTGAAAAAGATGTACACTTCATGGATTTAACACTTCGGGGAGGTGATTTTGTTGCCTGATGCAACAAGGTTAGTCAAATTGATTAAGCAAACAGCGATTGAAGCGGTGAAAGCCGAAAAGCCTGTTAATATTTGTTTCGGCAAGGTTACAAGCATTTCACCGTTAAAAATACTTGTGGAACAAAAATTGACCTTAAGTAAAGCTCAGCTTGTGCAAAGCAAAACTGTCGCTGATTATGGGTTGGCAATCGGCGATGAGGTTATTTTGCTCAGACAGCAGGGCGGTCAAAAATTCGTTGTGGCGGATAAAATCGCATGATACCATCTGCGGCGGTCTTTCTTGAAGACGACTTCGAAACCGTTCGAGAGCCAACCTATACCTATAAAATGGACCTTGAAAGTAATTCCGTTTGCGGGTACACGGACGAACTGGAAGCGATGAAACAGGCGATTTATAAAATGCTCATGACCGAAAGGTATCAACATGTCATGTACTCATGGGATTATGGAATTGAAACGCTTGATTTATACGGTGAACCGATTTCGTATGTTTGCCCCGAGCTTGAACGAAGAATCACAGAAGCGCTTCTTTGCGATGAACGTATTGAAGAAGTATCTGATTTTGAATTTGATACATTACAAAAAGGAACGGTAAAAGCGTCATTTACGGTACATACGGTTTTCGGTGAGATCCAAGCAGAACGAGAGGTGAATTTATAGTGGACGAAAATAACAATTACGAAGCGATACTTGAAAGAATGCTCGACCGCGTATCGGACAAGTTCGACAAGCGGGAAGGCTCAGTCATTTTTGATACACATTCACCGACAGCGATTGAATTTCAAATTTTGTATCTTGAGCTTGAACGGTTCATAAACGAAGCCTTTGCCGATACCGCATCAAGAGAATATCTGCTTTTGCGCTGCAAGGAAAGAGGCATTACCCCTTACCCTGCAACAAACGCGGTTTTCAAAGGTGAGTTTATGCCGTCTGATATTGACGTAACGGGTAAGCGATTCAATATTAATGAGTTAAATTTTGTCGTTACCGCAAAAATATCTGACGGGGTTTATCAGCTCACGAGCGAAACATCGGGAGTTGTCGGCAACCAATATTTAGGTGAGCTTACGCCAATTGAATATGTTGACGGGCTTGAAAGAGCTGAGATTACCGAGCTGCTTATTCCGGGTGAGGACGAAGAAGATACCGAGGACTTGCGAAAAAGGTATTTTGACAGCTTTAAGGTAACTGCTTTCGGTGGAAACGTTCGCGACTATATTGAAAAGACAAATGCAATACCCGGTGTCGGCAGCACAAAGGTTACACGCGCGCATAAATCGGGCGGCACAGTGCTTTTGACAATAATTGATTCGGATTTCAATGCGGCAACAGACACGCTGATTAATCGCGTCAAACAGGTGATAGATCCTGCCGAAAATACGGGCGAGGGCTTCGGTCTTGCGCCGATAGGTCACGTAGTTACTGTTGAAAATGCCGCCTGTGAAAGTGTTAATATCAGCGCCGAATTGACGCTTGAATCAGGATACAGTGCAGACGGTATTATGCCGTTTGTTAAATCTGCAATTGAAAGCTATTTATATGAGCTTAGAAAAGCGTGGGGCGATGCTGATAATTTAGTTGTGCGTGTAAGTCAGATTGAAACAAGGCTGTTATCTGTGGGTGGAGTTATTGACGCGGAAAACATAACAATTAACGGCGAGCGCAAAAACATTATTCTCAGTGCAAATCAGATTCCGATTTTGGGTGAGGTGACATTGGCGTGAAAAATATGCAGAAAGGAAGCGGTACGGTTCGAAGCGTGAGTTTTTGCACGTACTTTGAGCGATATGTCGTATCGCGAGGCGATTAGTGTGATAAGAGAAGTTGACCTTATATCATATCTTCCGGCGTTTATGCGGGATTTTAAGGAAATTGCTGAACTGTTTAAGGCTGAGGATGAAGAATTTAAGCTTGCATGGAAAGCGGTTGAAGCTGCTTTTTCTGATTTAAATTTAACTACGGCAACCGAAAGCGGAATTTCAAGGCGTGAAAAAATGCTCGGTATTCAGCCAAAAGACCGTGGTAATCTTGACGAGCGTAGATTTACCATTCTTTCAAAAGTCAACGTTCAAACACCCTTTACCAAGCAAATGTTATGCGATCAGCTTGAATTGCTATGCGGTAAAGACAACTATTTTGTTGAGGTTGACTGTGATACATACACGGTAAATGTAATGGTGGGACTGGTGGCAAAAAACAGCTTTGATGATGTTGCTGATTTGCTTGAAAGGTTTATTCCTGCCAATATGATTATCAACCTAAGCTTGAAATTCAACCGTCATGAGATGTTCAGCACGCAAACCAATGCCGAGCTTGCAAAATATACACATTCACAGCTAAGAAATGAGGTGTTAAACACATATGGCAGAATTAACAGAAAACTATAATCTGAAAAAGCCGTCAGACAATGACTTTTATAATATTCAGGACTTCAACGACAATGCGGATATTGTTGATAGTGAATTTAAAAATCAAGCTGATAGAATAAAAGAGGTTGAAGCTCCGAGTTTTATCGAAGCTGAAGCAGACGCGAATATTCAGACAAAGGAAACGCTTCCGGCGTTGTTTGGCAAAATCAAAAGGGCGATTACAAGGCTTTATGAGCATATTTCGTCAACGAATCCGCACTCAGGTTCATCACCGACGGGGCACAAGCACACCGTTTCCGACATCACTTCGGGCGTATTGCCGATATCACGCGGCGGAACGGGAAGCTCAACCGCAGCAGAAGCATTAAAAAGCCTTGGCATCACTGTAACTGCCAAGGTTATTAATTTGCTCGAAGGGTTAAAAAGCAATGTTCAAACACAGCTTGACGGTAAAGCGGCTTCAATACATAAGCATTCCGCAAGTGATGTTACAAGCGGAATATTGCCTGTTTTGCGCGGCGGTACGGGTGCGAATACAGCCGCAGGAGCGTTGAAGAATTTGGGCGTAGATGTCACCGCCGAAACAATAAATCTGCTGGACGGCATATCGGAAAACATTCAAACGCAGTTTAACGGTAAGGCTGATTCTTCCCACCAACACAGCGGTGCGGATATCGAAGGTGGGGTCATAGGTTCACAAAGCGGAACAGGCGGCAAGAAGAACCTTGAAATCAATCTTGAAACAGGAGAAATGACTTCAATTGACGTTCCTGCCGACGCTGAAAGTTCATCAGCAGGTAAGTTAATTATTAAGGACGGCACTGCGTCGTTTACGAACAATTCATACGCCATGACAGCCAGTGCAAACGGTTTAGCAATGGCGCGATATGTTGACGGAAATATATTTCCTGTTTTTAATATGATTCTTTCGCCTGACGGTTCAGTTCTTTTTTCCGAAGATATGGCAATAAATATCCGTGAATCTCTCGGAATAAAGAATGTTGTCCTGTGGAGCGGCAAAGAGCAAATGGGTCTAAAAGCAGGCTCAGACAAAGACTGCACACAAATAGATTTTAAGGTAAACGGCGAAGCGGTTACAACAAATGAACTTGCAACGGGGATTGTGTTGGTGTTCTGGCGAACGGATAGTAGCGGTAATGAGTACCGTATGCATAACTTTTTTGTGCCAAAACAGATGATTGAAAGCAAGCCGGGTATGGGCCACAGTTTCTTGCTGGTCGGCAATGATTTCAGCGCAATGGCGTGTAAGTACCTGTATATCTCACCCGACCATATAGTTGGAAACGCTGCGAATACTGCATCGGATATTGCCGGCAACAGTGGCAGCGGGATAAAGTATAACAACAGCCTTTACGAACTCCGCTACGTAATAGGGGTATAAAAATTAAAACAAGAAAGGACAAACATAATGGCAGTAAAACAAGCAAAAGCAATAGTCAACGGTCAGGAAATAGCACTGACCTACGATGCGGCAACAGGCTATTGGGAAGCGCAGGTAACAGCACCAGCGGATTCATCGTTTAATCAGGCAGGTGGCTATTTTCCTGTTAAGGTCATAGCAGAGGATAACGCAGGAAACAAAAGCGAGATTGACAGCTCTGACAGCACCTTCGGCGAGTTTATCAGACTGTACAATAAAGAAGAAGTCAAGCCGATTATTGAAATTCTTCAACCAACCTCGGGCGCATATATCACCACAAGCAGACCGACGATTCAGTTTAAGATTACCGATAACAAAATTCAAACTTCGGGTTATTCGGGTGTTAATAAAGATAGCTGCGTTGTTAAAATCAACGGTCAGAATATTCGAGAACTTGATTCTGCCGCAAATATTTCATGGACGGAAACTGAGGGCGGATTTATCGGTACATATACACCGTCATTTGATATCGCAGACAGCGACAGCGTTACAATTTCGGTTGACTGCTTGGATAATGATAAGAACGCCGCCGAAACCGCAACCGCTGTATTTGCTATTGATACCCTTGCACCGAGTTTGACAATTAATAACCCCGTTGATGGACTTGAAACCAATCAAGATACGCTTAAGGTTTCCGGCGTTACTGAACCGGGTGCGGAAGTCAGCGTTAAGCTTAACGGAACACAGGTTGGAACAGTCACAGCAGATGAAAGCGGTCTTTTTGAACAGTCCGTAAGATTTACACAGCAAGGCAACAATGTAATTGAAATTACCGCTACCGATGCCGCAGGACTTTCGACAACGATTATACGTAATGTTGTGTTTAATACCACGGCTCCCGTGTTTTTGGAAGTCAAGATGCTGGCGAACGGCAAGCAAATTACTCAGAGTAACCCTGCACTTGCAGGCAAGATTTACACAATCAGGGTAAAGATGGATGAGTAAACCGAAAATTGTACGGCTATTCGGCAAGGCTGATAATTTAGAAGTTGAGTTTACCAAATGTAAAGACGGCTGGTGGGAGTGCAACGTGCCTCCCGACTATGCCGACGGACAGTATGCGGCGACATTCTGTGCTGTCAATGAGTATGGAGAAACCGCATACTGGACGGGTGAACTGTTCATGTGTAACGGTGTATGCCATGTTTCTTTTTGTGATGAAAAATATCGCATTTGGTTTAAGCCTGACCGATACAAATTTGAAATCAATCAGCGGGTTGCAATTCATATCAGAAAGGGGTGTCCGCATGAACGTAATAGAATATTATGCAGGTGAGGAAAAATATGTTGAGCTTGTTGTTAAACCGATCAACCGCAATGAAATCGTTGTTGTGACAAAGGCTGAATATGAACTGACGAAATATTGTGATAATACGGTCATAGAAAAAGGTCAGTGCGAGCTTGACGGCGACAGAGTTATTGTATTGCTCGGTATTACTGAAAGCGGCAGATATGAACTGAAATTCACTGTTACAGTCGGGCGCGAAACCCGTATTGAAAAAGCGAGAATAGAGGTTAATTCGTAGATGTACAAAATTTGACAAAAAATGCCGAATGTGATATAAATTAATGGCAGTCGGTTATCGGACTGCCGTAGGGATAAAAGATATTGCGAAAACAGAAAAGCGGTTATGTTCTCACCGACCCCCGAACGTTATTCTTATTGAGTTTACGGTCAAGGGAGGAGGTGAAAAAACAATGGAATACATAGCATTGATATTAATTGTAATATTTTTGATTATTGTAACCATAAAAAAATAACCGCCCTGCCTCGAAAACAGACGGTTATTTTAACTAAATTCTTTTGAGGACATAACTGCTTATCGCAGTATCTCCCTACGCTTACAGTATACCACATATCAGCATTTTGTCAAGGCAAGGTGCTGATATTTTTTTGTAAAAAGGAGGGAAAATATGCCAAGTGTCGAATGGTCAATCAATACTTCTGTTGATTTTACAACTAACGAAACAGTAACGTACAGCAATAGCAATTGGGCTGATAAAATAGCGTCCATACCTGCCTATGCGCGAATTGACAGCGTGCAATTGGAAATTCGCCGCAGTATCAGCGGCGGCAGCGGTAATTACACGTTAAAAATCGGCAATAACCAAATATTAAGCGGTAATGTTACTACAACCTCGCAGGTTGCGTCTAAAAATATAACTGAGTATGTTAATAGCGAAACAGAATCTAATGTAGGACAATTATCTGACAAAATATATATAAATTTTAAAACCAGTGTTGTTGTTCGAAGATTTTTCTACATTATTAAAATCACATGGAATTATACGCCTCCGCCAACATGGGAATACAAAGTCTTTCCGGGTACAAATAAATGCTTCATAACAAAATACAACGGAAATGAAACAGATGTAACTGTACCATCTACAATTGACGGATATACTGTAACACGTTTAGGCTATGGTTTTCATGTAAACGATTTCGGCGGAAGTGAAGCGGCAAACGAGGTTACAGGAGCAGCATATTACGGTCCGTTTTCTGAAAATGCGGTCATTACATCTGTTACGATTCCGAGCACTGTTAATTGGATAGGCTATCAAACTTTTAGGAAGTGTACTGCGCTGCAAAGTATAACATGGAATCCGAATGAAGAGTGTATTATCGGCAGAACGTGTTTGCACGGCTGTACAGCTCTCCGACTTTTCAATGTTCCGAACAACATAAAAGAAGTATATGACTACGCATTTCAGAATTGTTCGGCACTTAACCGATTGAATTTCAAGAATAAGAATGTAATTTTTAAAACAGCGAACAACGATGATACTGTCCCGGTGAAAACATTCAGCGGAACATCGGATAGTTTAACTTTAGGCTTGTATCACAGTGTTGCCCGAACAAATTCAGATGCAATTGCAGGCAAACAAATCTACTATTACGATGCGGCGGTTACATTTATATCCGATGGAACTGTTTTGAAAATTGACTATGTTGATATCGGAGCAAAGCCTACAGCACCGCCCGAACCGATAAAAGAGGGGTACATCTTTAAGGGCTGGTCTGACGGAACGGTAACATATGCGAGCGGCGAATTGCCTGCTATTCAATCAAGTCTATCAACAGGCGCGATTGATGTGACTTACACGGCGGTATTTGAAGCGGAGCAGGAAAGACCTATATTTACACACGCACGTATGACTTACGGCGGTCAACAGGTATCGGAAACAAACAAAGTCCCGGCAGGCCAGGTGTGTATCTTAGCTGTTGGGATTAAGTAAATGAAAGAAAGGAAGATTTAACTATGGCAGAATATTTAACCTATCCGTTCAAAACAATGCGAATCACGCAGAGTTACAACGGAACAACATCACACAAGCCCCACACAACGGGTAATTTTAAGGATTATCCGATTGATGAGGGCGGAAAGGACGCAGGACGCGACCCTATTTATGCACGCTGTAAATTGGTTGTCAAGCGCATTTACGGTGTAGGCAATGGCGGTACAAATACTATCTGGCTTGAATCGATTGAAAAGGTCAAAATAGCAAACGGCAAAACCGATTACATAACCCTCATGCTTACGCATCCGAACGACAGCGATTTGAAGAAAATCAAGGTCGGACAAGTATTTGAAAAGGGCGATGTAATTTGCTATGAAGGTACGGACGGAGCAACGGGCAATCATATTCATTTGTCTGTCGGCATGGGTAAAATGACGGGTAACGGCTGGACGCAGAACAATAAAGGTAAATGGGTATTGGATTGTACAAAAGGTGCGATTAAGCCCGAGAATGCGTTTTTCATTGACCCGAAGTTTACCACAGTCAAAGATTCGAAAGGCTTGAAGTTTAAACAGTTGCCGAAAGAGACTAAGAAACCTGCAACCACCAAAAAGACAAGCACTACCACCAAAGAGAGCAGTTTCTTCCCGTCACGCGGCTATTTCAAAAAAGGAGATGTTTCGGCAAATGTCGGTAAGGTTGCAACATTCATGCGCAAAACATTCCCCTCATATACAAACGAAAAAGCTCTCGGTAATACCTACGGTGACAACTTGATTGCAGCAATCACCGAATTTCAGAAGCGTACAGGTCTGAAAGCTGACGGTAACCTTGGAGCGTTGACGTTGG